AGACAGAAAAACTTTGATAAAGTATACAATGAGACACAAAGATTCTTAAACACTCCACCTAGCAAGCCAGCGGCGAAGAAGTGGATCCAGAACCAAAAGGCACAGAACGATGCAACACAACGATCTGAACGAACAACAACAAACAATACTGACTCTGATGGAGGAGTTGGAACAACTAACTGAGGACTTTACACAACCAGAAAAACCAGGCAGCCGCCCAGGCAGTTTAAAAAGAAAGGCAGCACAGTATTTGGGCAAGGGCGCCGGCGAAAAACTTAGCAAGACAGACTTGAAAAGACTTCGTGCTAAGGCTAACAAAATGAAAAAGAGTACCAAGAAAGCAGAACGGGAAAGAGGCATACAACTAGCAAGACAAGTAAGTTTTGCATTTAATATGCGAGATTGATATGTGGATAGAAGCAGTATTAAAATGTGATGTTGACCATACTCCGTATAGAGTATACATAAATGACGAACTAATGACAGAGCGTTTTTATACTATTGCTCCTCGTACCGTAAGCAACAATCTTGTAGTAGAACTAGAGGATAGCCCAGCATATGATGTGCGTGTTGAAAGTTTAACAGACACACCAGTTTTACTAAGTGATTATAGCGTTAAGGAAAAGTTAAATGAAAATTAAAGAGATAATGGAAACAGCAAGTGCAACAGCAACAGCAAGTGGTAATATTGCTGCAGTTGCAAATCCAGTACAAGCACATGCTAAACTTAAACGAGATAAAAACGGTATTCCAGTTGCACCGCAAAAGAAAAAGCCAGATGGTACTGCAGTCAATGCACTTGATGTTAAAGACAATGTTATGGGTAGCATTGTTAAACGATAAATATAAAACACACTAATAAAACAGGAACAAAACCATGCGTGATATTATTACAAAACTTGAAGAACTCAATGTTGAGAAACCACAGTTAAATGAAGGTTTAGCTGACATGGCTCATGAGGCTGAAAAAGATCATGAAGTGCAAATGGCACGAAGCGATTGCTACAAGAGTGCAAAATATGCAGTAGCAATTCATAAAATGCTCAAAGATGTCTCAGAGATGGAAGGCATTGATGGTTGGGTTGCAGCAAAGATTACCAAGGCTGCTGACTACTTGGGTAGCGTAAAACACTACATGGAAGGTCAAGCAATGTCTGATGTAGAACTAGCAGTTGTTCCTGTTGCTGGTGATATGACAGACGCTATGACAATGGAAGAAAAAGAAGAGTGCAGATATTGCGGCGGTGATTGTCCCAATGATGAGGACAATGCTTGTGATGGTTACTTGGGCGACATTGATGGACTTTATGCGGAAAGTGTTGAAGTTATCGAAGCAGAAGAGCGTGATTACATTTGTGTACATGCTAAGAAAGGCAAGTACGAGTGCAGTGGCACTAGTTCATATGCCGCAGCAAAAAAGGCTGCAGAGCATTGGGGACTAAAGAGCACAGCAGGCATTGATGCACATCTAGCAGACGAGAAAAAAACTGCTACAGAAAGTATCGCAGAAGGTCGTTTAGGCTTTAGCGACCTTGAAGAGTTTGGCAGTGAATGGGCAAGTTGGATTGACATGGAAGCAAGACGCAGAGGCAGTGCTGACATGGAGCCAGGCGATGCTGATGAACTACGCTACGAGATTGCTAAAGAAATGGGCTTAGTTAGTGAAGAAGCAGTTAATGAAGATCGTGAAGTAATGGTCAGAGCAACAAACATTGATTATGATGGTCCAGCACTTGATAAACTTCCAACAGACGTAAATGTTAAAGTTATGGTTAATCCTGGTGACAGCGAAGATGAAATTTTTGATATGGTTGCTGATGAACTAGAAGATCGTTACGGTGTTAAAGTAAGTGGCTTTGATATGGCAATGATGGAGCAAGATGCTGTTGAAGAAGATGAAGATATTATTGGCGACATCATTGGTAAACTAGGTAAAGGAGTTAAAGCAGGTGCTAAAAGCGGTAGAGATGTTATTGGTGATATCATTGCTAAACTTCCAAAAGATGACAAAAACCCAGTAAAACAAGGACCAAGAGTAAGCATGCAACAACAGCAAAAACAAGCAAATAGTATGGCAATGCCAAAAACAAAGCCTATACAACGAGGAGCACCTCGCAGTCCTCGCAGTATGGAACCACGCAGTATGGCACAGGATACAACAAGACCACTAACCCAAAGTAAATTCAGTGAATGGAGCAAAAAATAATGTCTGACTTTTTTAAACTAGTACAGAAACTTAACGACATCGAAGAGAACAAAGAAACTTCAGTTGTTGTTGAAAGTGCTCCAAGCACAAAGCCAGCGGAGATTGCTGAAACAGCAAATCTACTAAGTAAGTTCAATGCTATCAGTGCAGAGAATCCTTATCAGCCAGTAGTTGTTGAAGCAGAGGAAGTTGAAGAAACTGATGATATGGCAACACGCTATCGCAACTTTATGAAGAGTGAAGTTGAGGCAGGCAATGATCTTAGCACAGTTGCTACAACAGTTGCAGAAACAAACATCGGTGCAGCAAAACTTGATCGCATGTTTAACAGCACATACAAAGTAATGGAACAACTTGTTGCTATTACTGCAGAAGGTGGACAACTTAGCGGTGGAGTAATTGCCGAGGGCGGTGATGAAAGTTATTTGAATGTAGCACATGAAAAGATTGCAGAAGCATTTCAAGCACTAAAAGATGCACATATGTATGCAGTAAAGCAGACTGAGGAAGACTAATGCGTTTCCGTCAGTTCTCAGAAAACTCTGCAATGGATGACACAGTAGAGATTATGAAAAAATCTTTCAGTCCCGAGCGTAAAGCAGTGCAAGCAGAAGTGCTTGAACTTGTTCGTGCTGTGCAAATGGGCAAGGGCGATAAGATGGAACTTGCTATGAAAATTACTGCACTTGCCAAAAGTGAACTAGAAGCAAAGCGCATGGATCCAGATCTTAAAATTAGTGTAGATCAAAACATGGGCATGCTGGATCGTGCAATGAAGGCAGTAACTGGCATGAGCGAAGGCATTACTGAAGAAGAACTTGAAGAATACAAGAGTTTATCAAGTCTGCGCAACAGGTCAAATTTTGATGCAATGGCTAGATTGCAGGATAAAAATAAGCCAAAAGAACCTAAAGTTATTGAAATTCCAAAGGGCACACAATTAGATTTGTTTAAAAAAGCCAGTGAAGACATTGAAGAAGCACTTACAGAAGAACAGTTTGATGAAGCAGCAGGCGAAAAAGATGCTTGTTATCGCAAAGTAAAATCACGCTACAAAGTTTGGCCCAGTGCATATGCCAGTGGTGCACTAGTTAAATGTCGCAAGGTTGGTGCAGCCAACTGGGGCAACAGCAAGAAGAAATAATGCGAGCTTACGAACTACATGAAGATTTGAGAGCGTGGTTCGGCAAAGGCAAAAAGGGCGGCGCTGGAGGCGGTGGCTGGGATGCTTATGATGGATCAGGTAATCGCATTGGCAAGTGTGGCGATACTAAAGGAAAGTCAAAGCCCAAGTGTTTGAGTAAGAGTGCTGCAGCAAAATTGCGCAACGCAGACAAAGATGGCGATGGTAAAAAAGATGGCAAGGCGGGTATTGCAAGAGCAGTAAAACGCAAGCGTAGAGAAGATCCAAATAAGAGCCGCAAAGGCAAAGCAAAGAATGTGAGTAACTAATGAGAGCAAGTGAATTTATTACAGAGCAGCCAGTGCCTCCTAAAAAGCCGGGAACTATTGCAGTTGTTAATACACCTGTTGCTGACAAAAGTATCTCAATGCAAGATAAAGTTAGGAATCATAGAGTTAGAGATTTTGCTAATCGAATTAGTACAGATAACCAAAGATACAATGACTATGCTCATATAACAAAACAAACAAGAGATGATCTAAATAGTGCTTTAAAACAAGCAGATAATCAAGAAAGAACAGCAATGCAGAAGCAAGCCAAAGTAGATCAGAGGCAGGGTGCCGGTCAAAGTACTATTCAACGTGTAAAACCTGTAACATTTGATCCAAAAAATAGTGCAAGTAATGTAAAGATTGCAATGGATGACATTCAAAATGCTATTCGCGAACATGTTAAACAAGGTATCCCATTTACAGAGTGTATGTTCCGTGCAGGTTCGCCAGCGTTTACAGAATTTTATCGCCAAGTTCGTGTAGTTCGTGAACACTTAAATTTAGATTGGCAAGACGAAGAACTGCTAGACACAGATATTGGTGAATGTATTATGGTAGAAGGCGAACTAGTACCACTAGATGTTCCAATGGAAGTTATTGAAGAAGAACTTGATGAGCGCAAACAAAACCCTTTTCAAATGGATTTGACTGCATATGACTTTCCTGTGTCTGATGAAACAAAATATGACGGAGAAGGCGTGCAGGCTCAATTACTTAAATCTATTTCGATGAACGGACAAAAAGATGTTATTTTTGACAATAGCAAAACTGTAAAAGTACCTAGTAACATAGCAGAGATTGTACTATCGAAAATTAACCGAGCAGGCACGACACAAAACAAATTTAAAATTATAAAATATATTAGCCAGTCATATGAAAATTTAATGAACTTTGCTAAAAATGACATTTCAGAAGCAGAGTATCAAGGACGCAAAGTAAAACTTAACAGCCCAAAGCGTGGCGGTAGTAAGAAGTTTTATGTATACACAAAGAATAAAAAAGGCAATGTGATCAAAGTATCATGGGGCGACACAACTGGACTTAGCGTAAAAGCAAAAGACAGAGGTGCAGTTAAAAGTTTTGTAGCACGACACAAGTGCAAAACAGCAAATGATAAAACTACTGCTCGTTATTGGAGTTGCAGAACTCCACGTTACAAGGCTTTAGGAGTTAAAGGCGGACAATGGTGGTAAAACCTTACGAGGAAACCCAAGTCGCACCTAACATTAAACAAAGAACATTTCGAGAACACGCAGATAACAGTGACCTTTGCTGGCACCGTGATGCTGAGGATCGTACAGTTCGTGTGTTAGAAGGTGCAGGATGGTGTCTACAGTTAGACAACAGTTTACCTGTGGTACTAGTTCCTGGCAGAGATTACTTTATTCCTGAACGAGTATATCACAGACTTATCAAAGGCAAGTCAGACCTTACAGTTGAAATAACTCAACATATTAGTTGACACTTCTCCCATATACATATATAATAAAGCAATAATCAACAAGGAGTACTCACATGAGTGACAGAGTTTTCGGGCCTGAAGAAAAGGCAAAACTAACACAACTAGTAAATGAAGGCATTACTGTAATGCAGGAAGTTGACGATCTCAATGATGGTCTCAATGATACTATTAAAGCCATTGCAGAAGAAATGCAGATCAAGCCAACAGTGCTTAAAAAGGCATTGCGCACAGCATACAAAGCAGATTTTGAAAAGCACAGTGATGAATACAGTGAGCTAGAGAATATTCTTGCTACTGTAGGCAAAATCTAAATGCATCGTATTAGAAAATTTGCTTACACAAAAGCAATATACGAGTTCTTTGAGAACAGTTATAAACTGAGTCCATTGGCATTTTACTGCGAACTAATTGAAGCAGTGATGCTTATCAGTGCCAGTGCAATATTGAGTTTTACTATCCTCGATCCCAATGGCTGGCAATTTGTACCACTGTATCTTATAGGTAGCATTTTGGGTGCAGTTAGTACTATAATAAGAAAAGCAGCATTTGCCTTTGTGTTGTGCAGTTGGTTCACAATAATGAACATTTACGCATTAGTACAACTAATTGGAGCTCTTTGATGAGTTATGTAGACGCATATTTTGACAGAGAACGTGACAGGATACATGTAGTCGAACGTGTGAATGGAAAGAGAACATACCAGGAGTATCCTGCCAACTATGTGTTTTACTATGATGATCCACGTGGCAAATACAAAACTATATATGACAAACCTGTGAGTAGATTTGCTACACGCAATCGCAAAGAGTTCCAACGTGAACTTAAAATCCAAGGTAGCAAAGGCGTATGGGAAAGTGACATCAATCCTGTGTTCCGTTGTTTGGCAGACAACTATCTAAACGCTGATGCTCCTAAACTACAAACTGCTTTTTTCGATATTGAGGTAGACTTCCACAAAGAAAAAGGCTATAGTAGTCCTGAGGATCCTTTTAATCCTATTACGGCAATTAGTATATACTTAGACTGGACAGACACACTTGTTACATTGGCTATCCCACCTGGTAGTATGACAATGGAAACTGCTAAGGATCTAACAAAACGTTTTGATAACACATATCTGTTTACCAGTGAAGCAGAGATGCTACAAGTGTTTTTAGACTTGTTAGATGATGCAGATATTATAAGTGGTTGGAACAGTGAAGGATATGATATACCCTATACAATTAATCGTATTACTCGTGTGCTTAGTAAAGATGATAACCGCAAATGGTGTTTGTTCGGTCAACAACCTCGTAAGCGTACATTTGAACGCTTTGGTAAAGAAAGTCAAACATTTGATCTAGTAGGGCGTGTACACTTGGATTACATGCAACTGTATCGCAAGTATACATATGAAGAACGACACAGTTATACTCTCGATAGTATTGGCGAACATGAACTAGATGAACGCAAGGTTGCATATGAAGGCACACTGGATCAGTTATACAATCAAGACTTTGAAAAGTTTATCGATTATAACAGACAAGATACTGCGCTGCTAAACAAACTGGACAAAAAACTACGCTTTATTGACCTAAGTAATGTGCTGGCACATGAGAACACTGTGCTGCTGATGACTACTATGGGTGCTGTTGCTGTGACAGAACAAGCAATTATCAATGACGCACATGCTCGTGGTATGGTTGTTCCCAATCGTAAAAACAGAGATGGCGAACATACTACTGCTGCAGGTGCATATGTTGCATATCCTAAAAAAGGATTGCATGACTGGATTGGTGCTATCGACATCAACAGTTTGTATCCTAGTGTAATTCGTGCGCTTAACATGGGTCCAGAAACTGTGGTAGGACAACTGCGTCAAACAATGACCGAACATGCAGTGCGCACAAAGATGGCAGACAAAAAAAGTTTTGCTGATGCATGGGAAGGCGAGTTTGGTAGTAAAGAGTATCAAGCAGTTATGAACATGGAACGTGGCACTGAGATTACCATTGACTGGGAGAACGGTGACGAGGATACACTCAGTGCGTATGATGTTTGGTGTCTTATATTTGACAGCAATCAGCCTTGGACGCTTAGTGCTAACGGTACTATCTTTACATATGAACGCAAGGGCATTATCCCTGCACTGCTTGAACGCTGGTATGCAGAGCGTAAAGATATGCAGAAGGAACTGAAACGTGCAAAGGATGAACAAGGTGATGTTGAGTATTGGGACAAGCGACAATTAGTTAAGAAGATTAATCTTAATAGTTTATATGGTGCTATTCTTAATCCAGGTTGCCGTTTCTTTGACCATCGCATCGGGCAATCAACAACTCTTACTGGACGGTGCATCAGCAAGCGAATGGCTGAAACTGTTAACGCACTACTTACAGGAAAAGAAGACCATGTAGGCGATGCTATTGTATATGGCGATACCGATTCGGTATACTTTAGTGCATGGCCCATGATGCAAGAGGATGTTGAGGCAGGGCGACAAGAATGGACCAAAGAGATTGTTGCACAACTCTATGATGGTATTGCAGATCAAGTTAACTTAGAGTTTCCAGTGTTCATGGAACGTGCTTTTCATTGTCCAAGAGCAAATGGTGAGATCATTAAAGGCGGCAGAGAGATTGTTGCAACCAAAGGTCTATACATTACCAAGAAGCGTTATGCAGCACTAATCTATGATTTAGAAGGTTTCCGTTTGGACACAGATGGCAAGCCCGGCAAAGTAAAAGCAATGGGATTAGATCTAAAGCGCAGTGACACACCTAAGGTTATGCAGGACTTTATGAGTGAACTACTATTGGATGTACTGACTGGTAGCCAACGTGAAGAAATTATTGAAAAGATCAAAGAATTCAAAAACAACTTCCACGAGCGTCCAGGTTGGGAAAAAGGCACACCCAAGCGTGTTAACAACTTGACCAAGTATGCAGCAGAAGAAAAGCGACTTGGTAAAGCAAACATGCCCGGACATGTGAGAGCAGCAATGAACTGGAACAACATGCGTAAGATGAATGGCGACAAGTATAGCCAAGAGATTATGGATGGTGCTAAAACTATTGTGTGTAAACTAAAAAGCAATCCTCTGGGCTGGACTAGCATTGGCTATCCCACAGACGAAACACATTTGCCACAGTGGTTTAAAGACATGCCTTTTGATAATGGACTGATGGAAGCAACTATCGTAGATCAAAAGATTGATAACTTGCTCAGTGTTCTCAAATGGGATCTTAAAGGTGCAACGCAAACTGCAAACACATTTGATGATTTATTCTCCTTTGAGTAATGTACGCATATAAATACACTAGGAGAGTTCAATGAGACTTGTAGATAAAATGATTTTGTTTAGTCGCTTTTTGCGAGATAACAAAGACCACGAGTTTGATCTTGATGCAACAATAGACACAAAAAAAACATTCTTCCGAGAACAATCAAAGTACTGGCAAGATCAATCATTATATGATGAATTAGACGATATTTGTACTCAGCTAAGGAAACTTAGTTTCCGTTACAACAATGTATTGCATAGTATTAATAAAAAAACTAGTGAATTACTCAGAAAAGAAGAACTAGTGTTACTTCGTAAAAACTACGACACGTTTGCAACTGAAAATAGAAACTTAGAATTAACACAAGAAAGAGCTATCCGTGACAAAGAAATTATTAAAGAAATTTCATCTGACGTAGGTTACTATAGCAGTTGGCGGTTCGCTGGAGTTGAACTTAATCCTAGCACAGGTGTACTTACAGAAAGCATGCTTGCTTGTGATCCTCTTTATGTGTATACAGGAAACATTGCAGATATAGATAGCATTCGTAGCAAGTTTAACAGTTTTTTTGCAGAAAAGCGTTTAATGATCTACAATGATCTAGACAATTTGCCGCAAGGTCAGTTAGGGTTAGCAACAAGTATTAACTGCTACGAATTTTGGCCCATTGATCCTATTAAAGATGAGATGCGTAAAGTTTATAACATACTACAACCAGGCGGCTATTTTATTTTTACCTATAATGATTGTGAAAACATAGCTAGTCTGAAGTTATGCGCAGGCAACGCCAGCTATCGCGCATATAATACTAGAACACTTATGGCGAGTATGGTAGAAATGCTTGGATTCGACATTGTAAAGGAACAGTGTTTCCGAGAAGCAAATAGTTGGATGATAGTCAGAAAACCTGGTGGTCTAACTACACAAAAACTAAGTGCTCCACTAGTTGAAATTATAACTGATGAATGTTCCTAGCAGACGAACTAACACTACCTTTAGGAGTTAAAAAATAGCACATCTCATTTTATTTCCTCCCGGCTCACATGGTAATTTTTTAGTCTATCTTTTAAATTATATGATATACGGAGACTTAAAAGAATCTAGCCATACTGTATATGATCATCGTATTGTTGTGCAAGATTTTAAGCCAGTTCATACTCTTAACAAATTACCACCCGCGGGGCTAATTAAAATTAATGTTAACAAATCAGAATATTTACAGTTTCTATTTAATATGTTTACAAGGACGTCTGGAATACGCCAAGATGATATAGGAACACCGTTTGGTTTAGAAGCTCTGCATATTAACACCATAGAAAAAGCAAATAAATATCCTCATCTTAGATCTTTTACAAAAAGTATCAATCAATGTTGTAATTTTTCCAATGGAAATACAAGTGTGGCTGAAATACGAGAATGGATAAGAATACATTTTTTTGAACATGACACCATTGATCTCATGTTACGTGACTATAATTCTGTTATGAATGCAGACTATGTAGTAAACTTCATTGACTTTTACAAAGGAGATTTAAATAAAATTTGTAAAGAAATATTGGAGTTGTACAATATAAAGTTTAAAAATGAAAACATACAGCACTTAGTAGATACATTTAGAACACAAGTCCCTTACATTGAAGATTTATGGGATAACCCTAATATTATAACACAGGCATACCTAGATGCCAAACTAAAAAATAAGTATTTCCTTAAGGATATAGATTTATTAGAACATTATTTTAAAAATGAAGAAGAATTTTACAACTATTACGAAAAGAAAAACAATGTTTGATTGGCAAAAACCAAAATTTTATTGACATTAACCCCAAACCTAAATATAATACTACTATTATAAACATAAGGAAACTTCGATGAAAGATTATCTACTCGACATCGTCAAGCATACACATTCGCTTGGCTTCATTAGTCTTGTTAAAGTAACAGGCACAGACAAAACCACAACATTTGAAGGACTTGCAGAAGACCGTAGTGTTATTCTACAAGCCACAACTAAGACACCAGTAGCAGACTTTATGGGAACATTTGGTATGCCTAACTTGGACAAACTTGGTGTTATCCTGCGTATTCCAGAGTATGCAGAAAATGCTAACATTAGCATTAACACACAAGAGCGCAATGGCGAAAACGTACCAGTTGGTATTGCATTTGAAAATGCAGGCGGCGACTTTAAAAATGATTATCGCTTTATGGCAAGTGAGATTATCAACGAAAAACTTAAAACAGTTAAAATGCGTGAAGTAAATTGGGGCATTGAGTTCCAGCCTACAGTAGCAAGCATCCAGCGTTTCAAGTTTATGATCAGTGCTAACAGTGAAGAGACTACATTCATTGCTAAGACAGAAGATGGAAACCTTAAGTTTTACTTTGGTGACCATAGCACACATGCTGGTAACTTTGTATTCCAACATGACGTTGCAGGTGAAGCAACACGCGGATGGGCATGGCCCGTTGAACAAGTCAGCAAGATTCTCGGTCTCGGCGGAGATACAACATTCAAGATCAGTGACGACGGTGTTGCAGAAATTGTTGTTGACAGTGGACTTGCAGAGTATCGCTATTTACTTCCAGCACAGAGCAAGTAATGCTGCACATTGTTGGATGTAGTTATAGTTTAGGCAACTGCTGGCCTAGATACATAACAGAACCTTATACTAACTGGAGTGTATCTGGGGCAGGCAATGAGTATATTTACACAGTTGTAAACAGACTAAAACTATCTCCACAAGATCGTGTCATTGTACAGTTTTCTGAGTTTACTCGCATAGATGTTATTTTGGACAAAGATAATCCATTTAACAGAATGCTAGAAGAACTTCCTAGTGTACAAATGCGTGAACTAGATGACTGTATTGCGTGGTGTACAGCAGGCCCGCGAGGTGCTTGGAATAACACACCTGCAGGTAAAAAGTATCTCACATATCTTATGCGTGAAAAATACAGTATTAAAAGTCAGTATCAAGACAGTCTTGCATATGTGATTGCTTGCAAGCACCTTCTTCAAGATACTGACCACTTGTTTTTAGCAAAAGACAGATTTCATCTACAGCTAATAGATAGGTTCCCAGATTGGTTTCCTTATCCTCCCATGAGTGAGTGGGCAACAGAAAATAACATGCTAGATGATGACGACTTTCATCTCAGTCAAAAAGGAAATAAAAAATACTATGACAACTTTATTAGTAAGTGGTGATAGCTTTGCTTATGGAAGTGAATGCGTTGATCTAAACAACAGATGGAGCAAGGTATTTGCTAATAACCTAGGGCTGGAAGAAGTAAATCTAGCACTGCCCGGATCTAGCAATGCTAGAAACACAAGAGTATTAGTTGAACACTGTTTAAAAAATAACAAGCCTAAAATACTATGCATGCTATGGACTTTTTCTAGCAGACATGAATACAGACTATCTTATAAAATAAACGGAACAAACTGGGTTGAGCCCAGTTGTACTGTAAAGATTGATGATAGTCAAAAACATATTCCTATAACAGGGCAGGAAAAAATACAAAATGAGCATGCCGACTTTCAAAACTTTTGTGAAACATTGTATAAGCATACTCACGATGAACAAGCAGATGCTTTTATAATGTACAAAGAGATGCAGTATCTACAAAACTTTTGTAAAGCTCAAAACATAAAGTATGTTCCAATCTTTACTTATGAACAAATCTGGGGTTATAAAAGACGATATTATATGTCATATCCGTGGTTATCGTATATGGTTAAAGGAATAGACAGATTTTACAACTTTGATGGAGTAGGATATGTAGATTGGTGCAAGCTCAATAACTATGATTTTGGACCTTTTATGCATCCACTAGACGAAGCAAACATAGCTGCAGGAAACTATCTAAGTAGGAAAGTAAGTGCGTAATACTATATCTCAACTAGATGTTTTTATCAGCAAAACCTGCAATCTAAGTTGTCATGGCTGTCTTACTTTTAGTGACCATCGTCTTGTTAAAGGTATATATAGATACAACGAAGCTCAACTAGCGTTTTGGTCACAACACATAAATCCTGCTTTTATCAATATGTTTGGTGGTGAACCTTTAATTAATCCAGATTTAGAACTTTGGTTAAAAGGATGTAAGCAATACTTTCCAAACAGTGTACTAAATGTACAGACAAACGGGGCACTGCTGAATCAAGAGCATTATCAGATGCAAAAAAAGATAGGCTTTAACATTATTATAAGTCAACACCTTAGTGATTATGGCCGTGTAGTATGGGACTATATAAACTATTGGAAGTCACAAGAAACATTTGATTTACTAGAACTAGAAGGAGTTCCTGCTGTTAACGGGTACGGACAAGAAAGAGGATGGCGCAGTAGTAACGGCTACTATGTACACCTACATGAAAGTTTTAGTGAGAGTGTTTGGTGGGAGTTTTATGCAGGTACAGGCGAAACTGCAAGACCAAAACAAGATTATTTCAGCAATGGTGCTGAAGAAAGTTGGGAACACTGTGTCGCAAGAGATTTTATAAATCTTGTTGATGGCGATTTATACAGATGTCCTGCAAGTGCAGGCTTATTCCAAACTGGACCAGTCATTGGACTAGATCAAGTTGAGGAATGGAAACCTTACTTTGAGAACTATAAAAAGTTGCAATATGGAAGTGATTCTGCTACAATAGATCAGTGGCTAGAAGAACGATCATATGCACAAAACATTTGTAATATGTGTACAAGAAATCCACAGAACGAACTAGAAAGTCAAAAGAATGTCGGAACTAAAGTTAAACTTAACCGCTGAACAAAAGGACTATGCAGTATTCCTGCCAGCACTTAGTACATTCTATGCACTGTTTGTAGGCAGACAGCGCAGAGGATTACAGCCTTATGATGAAAACATCAAGGGCAGTGGTGTTCCATATATCCCACACGATAGAATCCCAACACATTTACCTCATGGTGTTGAGAGCATGAACTGGCTTGATCCTAAAGGATTGTGGCAGTACAAGTGGAGTTTGCACAGTGCTGGTCACGCTAGTTTGGATCTTACCAAAGACCTTTACAGAGAAGATATGTTCCGTGATCGCAACAGAGAGTCAAGTTGGCTACTAGGCGATAGTGGAGGCTTTCAGATTGGTAAAGGTAAATGGGAAGGCGACTGGCGTGCAGGCAGTGGTTGCGAAAAGGCGCAAAAGAAACGTGACGGCGTACTACGCTGGATGGACAAGTTTATGGACTATGGAATGATTTTGGATATTCCAGCATGGGTAGATCGTAGTCCGGAAGGCAGTGCGGCAAGTAAGATCAGTTCATATCAAGAAGCAGTTGATGGTACAAGATACAATAACGAATACTTTATGAAACACAGAGATGGTAGTTGCAAGTTCTTGAATGTGCTACAAGGTGAAAACTTTGCACAAGCAGATGACTGGTATGAGCAAATGAAAGACTTTTGTGATCCAGTAAAGTATCCGGAAACACACTTTAATGGCTGGGCAATGGGTGGTCAGAACATGTGTGATATTCACCTTGCACTCAAGCGTGTGGTTACACTGATGCGTGACGGCTTACTTGAAAAGGGCAAGCACGATGTTATGCACTTCTTGGGCACAAGCAAACTAGAATGGGCAATGGTGCTGACTGCTATTCAGCGTGGTGTACGCAAAGCACACAACGAAAACTTCACTATTACATTTGACTGTGCTAGTCCTTTCCTTGCTACAAGCAACGGAACACAGTACACAGGGTATAGACTAGAACATGAAGGCAAGTGGAGTTACATGATGGAAAGTGCGCCAGATGACAAAGCACTGCACATGGACACTACTCCTTACGATCAGTATTGTGATCCACTGTATGACAACTGGATGTCAAGTCCAATGAGTCAAGGACTAAAACTAAATGACATCACAGTATATGGTCCTAACGATGTAAATCGCATGGGACAAAGCAATGCTACAAGTTGGGATAGTTTTACCTATGCACTGCTTATGAATCATAATGTGTATACACACTTGCGCAGTGTGCAGGAAGCAAATCGTGTGTTTGACGAAGGTAGATATCCTTATATGCTAGTAGAGGATACATTTGACAAAACAGAAGTTAAAGATGTTATTGCCAGAATATTTGAACTAGACAGTTATGATGCACAAATGAAAATGATCGATGACCATACACGACTGTGGATGAAGGTTGTTGGCACACGCGGTCATGTTGGCAAGAAAACAGTCAACAGTAGCGCACAGTACTTTAGTTTGTTTGAGGAAGTATAATGCGAGCTCTTATAGTAGGTATGGGTATAGGCGAACTTTACAAAAGTATCTACGAAAGCAAACTCTGGGATGTAGTAACAGTAGATCAAAACAAGCCTGCTGACTATTGGGACATTGAAGAAGTCGAAGGCGAATTTGATGCGGCACACATTTGCACACCTAATTGGACACACGGCACTATTGCAAGAACCATTGCTAGTCGTTGTAAGATTGTGTTTGTAGAAAAGCCAGGATTACGCACAGCAGAACATTGGGAAGCACTTGTGCATACATTTCCTAACACACGCTTTGCAATGGTCAAGAACAATCAGTTTAGACACAATGTAGCAGACCTGTACATGATTGCTCGCAAGAGTGATGAGATTGTTCTCAACTGGCACAACTATAATCGAGTGCCTAATCCAGGTAGTTGGTTTACTGATAAGAGTCGTGCATGGGGTGGTGTAAGCAGAGACTTGATGCCACACTTGCTAAGTTGGGTGCAGGTATTTGATCCTGAATGGATTAGTTTAGGACTATACAGTGCTAATAAACATCAGCACTATACATTGGATACTGTGGGATCAACTGACTATGGCGTAGTAGATCCAAGTGGTGTATATGATGTTGATGACACTGCAGAACTAATGCTAAACAACGAATGGCATATGTATACCTGCACTACAAGTTGGAAGAATCCTGTAGGTGATAAGATCAGTATTGAGTTTTTCAAACAAGGTGACCTAATTCACACAGAGCCACTTGGACTATGTCCAGAAGATGCATATGAGAAAATGGTTGACACAGCCATAGATAATCTATATAATGATAGATACTGGAGCGAACAATTCGCTCGTGACGTTTGGATTCATAAACAACTAGAGTTGTTCTAATGGTTAATATATTATACACACTAGGCAATGGTGTGTTTGAAGAAGCAAAATACTCTCCTGGTAAGTTAGATGCACAGGACATTCATGTTCGTACAGTAATGACAGGAGTATGTCGCAGTGACATCGCAATGATGAACGGCGACTTTGGTCCACTACCAATACATATGCAAGGACATGAAGGACTTGCACAAGTGATGGCTGTGGGCAGCGGTGTTTCAGGAGTACAGCCCGGTGACTATGTAGCAACCCGAGGCGAGCCAGCGTATGCTGATGAGTACCATGTGAAACCTGAACAATGGGTTGTAGTTCCAGCGGCAGATCCAAAGTGGATTTTAGAGCCAGTGGCATGCGGGGTCAACTGTGTGCTACAAGCAAGGCATGCTATCGCACTGCAAACTACAACCACACCGTTGCCCAGGGCATGTATTATTGGCAGTGGATTCCTAGCAAAGATTGTGCTACGCACATTTGCAATACTATTCCCAGATATTAGTGTAGATGTTATTGGTAAGTCAAACGAAGAATGGTTTGGTGACCAAGGACACAGTCTGCTGATCGACTTTGATGGCACATATGATATCATAGTTGATCTTAAAGAAGATGATCGTGTGTTTAACACAGACTGCATCAATGAAAATGCAATCATTATTATGGCTACCGAAAAGCCCGAAGGCATTGACACTACACTTGCTAACATGTTGTGGAAGGCAGTAACAATGATCTTCCCAAGTCCGAGAGCACCTACATTTTATGAAGCAATGATCTGTGCTAGAAACTGGCAGTTAGATGGCAAACTTGTGCTTGACAACTTCTGGGATCGCAGTTATAATAGAAATACAGAATGGCAACAAGCATTTGAAGATGCCAACAATCGCACAGGTAACTATGGTAGAGGTTATATTCAATGGGACTAGATACTAACAAGCGACAGGAAGTTGTATACTTTACAGGTACAGAAGTAGAACACACAGCAATGTACGGTGAACCTACACTATTTGTTGTTGGTGTGCAGCCTTGCAATGAGATACAACAACGAGCAGATGCACATGGCATCAAGCATTTATATTTTGGCACAAGTCAAAGTTTCGCACCAGAAAGTGATGCAGACTGGACTGCTTGGGAAAACATGATCAAAGCATTGTTAAAAGCAGGCTATTGGTGTACACTTGACTATGATGTATTCTATGTTAAAGAAGTGTTGGAATGTGGATTTGATGAACACAATAAGTTCGTTAACATGATTTCAGTTAAACTACCATATATTAAACAATTCAACTACAATGCTACATTGAAGTTAGATGATAACACTTGGGGTGATACTAACTCAGGTGTTTGGTGCCACAGCATACACAGTTTAATGGATCGCCGTGTGTATACTGATTGGCGGGATTATAAAGGCGATGAGGTAATTGACTGATGGCTACACTAAAGGAAAAAGAAAACCTAATCGAGGCTTTTAAAGGCCCGCACTTTTATCGTATCCGTCTTTGGGGATATGGTGCAGAAACCAGTTACATTAACATTAGTAAAGAAGCACATGACTTCTGGAAAGCACATGGTGACGAACATGGGGACAGTGATGCTGTAAACTATATTATCAATGCTGAAGACATTCATGCAGATGATATTGCACAGCAAGGAGACTATGAGGATTTGGATCCTGCAGGTATTCCTCGTGAAGCAATGTTTATGCACAATGAAGAAGGCGAAGGTAGTACTTACTATGAGCCTTGGGATCAGTTTGATGCAACATACGGCGTTGCACAGGATGCTGCATATCTCACTGTTGAAAAAGTTAGCAGTGAAGAATATAATGCAGAGACTCTAGAAGATACAATTGAACACGAAGACCTAAATGATTTTATGAGTCGTGTAGGTGAGGAAAGTGATTGGGAACATGAAGCCTATGTTGAAGGTCACAAGTATGGCGGTAAGTTTCCTCCAAAGGGATCATACATCTGTCAATTTCAGAGCAGTGAAAAAGGAACTTTCTTTGAAACTGTAGTAGAAACACCTTTACCTTTCAATCAAAATCTGTTAAAATTTGCTACAGAGGAAGCACCCAACGGCGAGGATCTAGTATACGCTGTAGAGTATGATGGTGTTGAACTGGACAATAATGGCGGTGATACTAACGGCAAAGGCTATTGGGTTCACTTTTATCAACAGGAATATTAATGTCCGTACTACACGCATTTGGCGATAGTTTCACATATGGTTATGATTTGAGTGATTGCGATACTCATGGGCAACCAACATATAGTTCATTAACTTATAGTGCATTATGTGCAAAACATTTAAACCTAAACTATAATTGTCATGCCATTGGGCATAGTGCAAATAACGGAATACTTAGACAAATAAAACTTGCAGATATACACAAAGAAGATACTTGTTTGGTGATGTGGAGTTTTAGTGTAAGATTTGCATTTATGTTTGAAGGCGCAAAAGGCTGGCGTACTATTAACAAAAATGAAGATCGTTGGTGGTGGGACAACGTAGATCAACAACCAGAACAGTGCTTAGATCGCAGTATAGATAGCATCCTTGCTGCTCAGGCAATACTGGAAAGCATTGGATGCAACTACACTTTCCTGTGTAATAATATTGAACTACAAGATGAAATACAGTATAATAGTAAATGGTTAGATAAAAGCAAGTGGTTATTCCTTCCCCAGAATCACGAAATGATTAACTCTAAAGTACATCCTTTTGATGATGTACATAGAGATGTTTTTAATATACTAAAGGAAAGACTAAATGGCACAAATGGATAATATGATGTTAGATGCAATGCGTGAAGATGCTATGCGTCAACAACTACACAAAAGCAAGCGTATGATCTGGGTTACCTTTCAGAAAGAGGGTATTCACAAGTATCCTGCTGCACTGGATGATCCTAAACTAGCAACTGGCGATTGGGACGATGTATCTTTTTTAGGATACCCACATCGTCACATGTTTCACTTCCGTGTAGCAATTGAAGTATTCCATGATGATCGTGAGATTGAATTTATTCAGTTCAGTCGTTGGCTACAACGGTTGTTCAGTGAAAACGTTATGACACTAGACTACAAATCATGTGAAATGATTGCAGACGACATGTTTTTAGAGATCCGTAAAAAGTATGGATCAAACAGAGAAGTTCACATTGAAGTGAGCGAAGATGGTGAGAACGGTTGTGTTGTCACCTTTCCAAAAGCCTAAGGGAGAACTATTGTGGCTGGAAAACCAATGACTAGAGAAATTACTAAAGTATTTGATGACCTGGATGACTACTTGCGTTTCTGTAAAGAGTTTGGCTGGGCATATGATGAAGCAGACTTGTATCGTACAGATGCACCTGGTTATGCAGAATACACTCGCTTTAAAGCAGGCACTCGTATTCCTAAAAACTGGATGCGTGATGCAAAGTTTCGTTTGAGTCAATACCAGGACAACAACTTTAAATCTGGAAGGTTCCAAAGCGGACGGAGAAACTAAATGACTGTGTATATTGTGGACATCGAAGCAGTTGATACTCGCTACACCAAACAATGGAAAGAACATCTTCCAGAGCAAATGCAACGAGCACTGTTAAGTGACAGTGTTGTATTGGACGAAGTAACGGTTATTAGCGGCGGCGATGTTCCACAGTCTACAACACCGGGTGCGTTTTTAAACTTTGGAGGCACTAATGTATACAAAAGTAATCAACTTATGCAAATCGCTGAATTGTTTTGTAAAGGAAAAGTGCATAATGGCGACTATTTCCTTTACACTGATGCTTGGAATCCCACTGTTATTCAGTTACGCTATATGGCGGAACTCCTTGGAGTTAATATTAGGATCGGTGGTATGTGGCATGCTGGCAGTTATGATCCTCAAGATTTCTTGGGCAGATTAATTGGCGATGCGCCGTGGGTAAGACTTGCAGAACAAAGTATGTTTGAATGTTATGATGACAACTACTTTGCTACACAGTTTCATGTAGAGTTATTCAAGCAAAGTTTTGATGTTGACGATAACAAAGTTAAGATTGTTGGCTGGCCCATGGAGTACTTGCGTAACAGTTTAACTGCTTATGCAGGAATGGAAAAGCGTAACTTGATTCTTTTCCCGCATCGTATTGCACCAGAGAAACAAGTTGACATCTTCCGTGATCTTAAAGAAACTATGGTCGAGTACGAGTTTGTTATTTGTCAAGAACAACAACTTACAAAGAACGAATACCATAACCTGTTAGGTGAAAGCAAACTTGTATTCAGTGCTAACCTACAAGAGACACTTGGTATTAGTTGGTATGAAGGTGCGCTTGTTAACAGTATTCCAATGGTACCCAATCGTTTAAGTTACAGTGAAATGGCAGTTGGTGAATTCTTATATCCTAGTGAATGGACAGAAAGTTATGATAAATATCTACAGCACAAAGATCAAGTTGTTGCTAGAATTCGTAACTACATGGAGAATTACACAAAGTTTCTCCCAGCAATCCATACACAAGTTAAAAGGCTAGAAACTGAATTCTTCAGTGGACAAGCACTGTATAAACATATTCGAGAAAGCATCTAATGAACATAGCATTTATTGGCACAGGCAAACTAGGTATGCCTTGTGCAGAAGAGATAGCAAAAGCAGGACATAGTGTAACAGGCTATGATGTTGCTAGTGTTACCAGTGACTTAGTAGATATTAAAGACACTATTGCAGAGGCAGTAAAGTTTGCAAAGATTGTATTCGTTGCAGTACCTACTCCACATGATCCAAGTTATGATGGTCGTGCGCCTACTGCACACTTAGAACCTAAAGACTTTAATTACGACATTGTAAAAGATGTACTGCGTGAGTGCGATAGTGTAATGAACAGTGCGCAGATGATTGTGCTTATTAGCACGGTACTACCAGGCACAGTTCGCAGAGAACTAGAGCCACTTGTAACCAATACACGGTTTGTATACAACCCATACTTAATTGCTATGGGCAGTGTTGCTTGGGATTTTGTAAATCCCGAAATGGTTATGATCGGCACTGAAGATGGTGACGAGACAGGTGATGCACGAGAACTAATCGACCTATACAAAACTGTTATCAAGAATGATCCCAGGTATGTAGTTGGCACTTGGGATGAGTGCGAATGTATCAAAGTGTTTTACAACACGTTTATCAGTACAAAGATTGGACTGGCAAATATGATACAGGATGTCGCAATGAAGCAGGGCAATATAAATGTTGACGTGGTTACTACGGCACTGGCGGAGTCAACTAAACGGATCATGGGACCACAGTATATGACTGCTGGGATGGGTGATGGCGGTGCTTGCCATCCGCGTGACAATATTGCTCTGCGTTTCATGGCACAGGAACTTGATTTAGGTTACGACATTTTTGATGCTATTATGAATGCTCGCGAAATACAAGCACGGAACCTAGCAGAGTTTTTGGTAGCACAAGCAAAGGAACATGACTTGCCTGTGCTTATTCACGGTGTAGCATACAAGCCTGATGTGCCTTATAAAGATGGCAGTTACAGTTTATTAGTAGCACATTATTGTGAACAGTTAGGATACCATCCTATACTAGTAGATCCACATACACATCCACAGCGTGGTCCATTTAGTGCAGTGGCACTACTGGCACATAGCAGCGACATTACTTACAAATACATGGATACTGCGCACAAACAAGAACTATATTGCCATCTAAGCGAAGGCAGTATTGTAGTTGATCCTTGGAGAAGGTTTGAAGATGAACGATATAAAGTCATCCATTACGGAAACACACGCTCGCTGGCATAGAGGTCACATTGAACCTTTTTGGAGCAAGGTTAGTTATACACAACTAAACTACACTCTCGAAAGTTTTAACAATCCTCAAGACTTGATGAAATGGAAACGCCAAGGCTATGTGCATCCAACAAGTCACTACACTGGTATGTTATGTGATATGCGCAAGCCACAGCCCGCATGGAATGACCAAATCGTAAAATGGTTTGAAGATACTTATGATGTTAAAGATGTTGGTACCAGTTACTACAAAATGGGCACAGGTGTAATACTTCCTAACCATAAAGATACATACAAAAAATACAGAGAACTATTTGGTGTAAGACTAAAAGATTGTGTGCGTGTAGTTGTGTATCTAGAAGATTGGAAGTCTGGACACATTGCCGAAATTGAAGAAAGTCCTATAACTAATTGGCGTGCAGGTGACTACACATTCTGGGAAAGCGATACTCCACACCTGGCTGCAAACATTGGACTTGACAAACGCTACACATTGCAACTTACAGGTCACAAATGATACTTGATTACGATCACTTAACCAAGTTCGAAGCAATGCTCAGTGAGTATACCGGAGCGCCTTATGTGGTGCTAACTGACAGTTGCACACACGCTATTGAACTTTGTTTGCGTTATAAGAATCCAGGGCCTTGTGTAATACCAGCACACACTTATCTAAGCATACCAATGACTTTCTGTAAACTTGGTATTCCGTTCTACTATGACACGCACAATGGCTGGCAGTATGAATACAGACTTGCACCTAGCAACATCTGGGATAGTGCTAGAGCATTTGATCGAGGTATGTATCGTGCAGATGCGTTGCAATGTTTAAGTTTTGGACACAGCAAACGACTTGAGATTGGTCATGGCGGTGCTATTCTAACAAGCAAAAAGCACGAATATACTGCACTTAAACAGATGGCATATGATGGCAGAGACTTAACTATTAGTCCATGGCAAGATCAAACGAACTTCAGTGTTGGGTATCATTACAATATGCGATTGGAAGATGCAGCAAGAGGCATGTGGCTAATGGGCAACGATACTCTAAAGTCCAAAGAATCGCAACTAGTAGAATATCCTGATTGCAGCAAATTAAATATTGACCATTTGCCTAAATAATCATATAATATTATACAGTGACACACCACTATAACTCGGAGAATACAATGACAATTTCACAACAAATTACAGCAAGAATCCGCAATGCTGGCGGACGCTATTGGGCAGGCGATAACATCTCAAGTTATCTACACGAAGGCGACAAACAGTCACTAATTGAAGAACTTACTACTAAGTTTGAAGATGTACTGGACAGTCTTATCATTGATCGTGCAAATGATCCTAACAGCAATGACACTGGTCGCAGACTAGCAAAGATGTACATCAACGAATTGATGAGTGGTCGCTATGATCCAATGCCTAATGCAACTGCATTTCCTAATCATGTTGAAGAAGGATACAAAGGTATGTTGGTTGTACGCAGTGAACTTAAAAGTGTTTGTAGCCATCATCATCAGCCAGTCACAGGCGTTGCATACATTGGTATTATTGCTGCAGAGAAACTTATTGGACTTAGCAAGTATACACGCATTGCACAATGGTGTGCCAGAAGAGGTACGCTACAAGAAGAACTTTGCAACGACATTGCCCGTGAGATTATGAGTGCAACTGGCAGTAAAGATGTTGCTGTTTACATTCAAGCAACACATGGCTGTTGTGAGAATCGTGGCATTATGGCACATAGCAGTCTGACACAAACAACTGTACTCGAAGGTGCATTTAACAGTGATGCAGGCACAAAGCAAGAGTTCTTTGACAACATCAAACTACAACAGGAGTTTGCACCACGCTAATGAAGATTAGTAGTCACAACGAATGGTCACCACTTCGTAGTGTGGTAGTAGGGCTGGCAGCAGGTGCTAACAAACCTGATGGTTGTCATTTTGCACAGCCTGGTGCATACCTTGGACATGTTACTGCACAAGCAGATATGGACTTGGATCGCTTTGCTCGCACACTCGAACAAGAAGGTGTAAAAGTTTACAGACCAAAGTATAACAACTTTGCTATCTCAGGCGGCATGTACAACTATTGCCCACGTGATAGACTGCTAGTTGTTGGCAATACTGTTGTCGACTGTAATATGCAGTATGAGTGTAGACTACAAGAGAGTCATTATATAGATTTTGTGCTGAAAAGTGCAAAGCGTGTAGTCACTGCCCCACGCAATAGATGGGTAAAGTTCGATGCTGCTAACGTTTGTAGGCTGGGCCAAACGCTGTTATATCTACAAAGCGTTAGTGGTACACGAGCAGGTGCAACTTGGTTACAAGAACAGTTTCCTGATTACACTGTAGAAGTTACTAAGACATATGGCGGTGTGCATATTGACAGCACATTTAGTCCTGTTGCAGACGGACTTGTTGTTGTAAACAAGGATCGTGTTACAAAGAAAACACTACCTAAATGTTTTAAAGACTGGGAAGTTATTTGGCTAGGTGACGAAGATTTAACACGCAAAGATTTTTCTGGAGAAGCATTTGCAAGTAACTATATACTATTAAACTTCTTTATGATTCGTCCGGACTTGGCAGTTATTGATGACTGTCCTAAACTAGAACAAGCACTACGAGCAAATGGGGTATTAAGTTACACTGTACCATTTGCACATTCAAGAACACTAGGCGGTGGTCACCACTGCACTACACTAGATTTACACAGGAGTTAACTATGGATAGAGACGGTCCACTATTACAAGCATTTAACAATTTACCCGACGGGGTAATTAGACAAGAACTAACATCATACTTCGTGCGTGATGGACAACTTGTCAAACAAACAGTCGAGAGAGTTTATGGTAGCGACGGCGATTATAACGATTGCACACTAACAGTGCCCTTGACAAAATAATAATATAGAAGGATATATCAATGAATATTATTAAATCAATTGTAGTTGCAGCCGCAGTCGTATTCAGTATGGCAATGGGTGCAAGTGCAGCAGACAAAGTGAAAGTTGGGTTTATCTATGTAGGCCCAATTGGTGACCATGGTTGGACATATCGGCATGACATTGGTCGTCAGCAAGTAGAAGCGGCATACGGCGACAAAGTTGAAACAGTCTTTGTTGAAAGTGTACCCGAAGGCCCTGATGCCGAGCGTGTAATGCGTAACATGGCAAAAGGCGGAGCAGACATTATCTTTGCAACAAGTTTTGGCTATATGCAGTCAATGGCAAAAGTTGCTAAAGAGTTCCCAAATGTAAAGTTTGAACACGCAACTGGCTACAAGCAAAGTGAAAACATGGCAACATATGGCTTGCGTCTATATCAAGCAAGACATGTACAGGGTATTATTGCAGGCATGATGACAAAGACAAACAAGATTTGTTATGTTGCTGCTTTCCCAATCCCAGAAGTTATTCGTGAAATCAACACCTACTACTTAGGCGCAAAGAAAATGAACCCAGATGTAGAGATCATGATTACTTGGGCAAACACTTGGTATGATCCAGGCAAAGAAAGTCAGGCTGCTAAAGTTATGATGGCCGAAGGTTGTGACATGGTTGCACAGCACACTGATAGTCCTGCTCCATTGCAGGCTGCACAATCAGAAGGTAAGTTGGGCTTTGGTCAAGCAAGTGATCAGATCAAGTTTGCTCCTAAAGCACAGTTGACTGCAACTATTGACAACTGGGGTCCTTACTATGTAAAGCGTGTTGGCGAAGTAATGAATGGCACTTGGAAAACAGGTGACTACTTTGGTCATATGGATGACGGCAGTGTACAAATGGCACCGTTTACTAACATGCCAGCAGACGTTGCTGCTAAAGCAAATGAAATCAAGGATGCTATTGAAGCAGGTGAATACTTTGCATTTACTGGTCCACTGTTGGATAACAAAGGTAAAGTACAACTTAAAGCAGGCGAAATTGCAGACGATGCACATTTGAATACTATGATGTACTATGTTGAAGGTATTGCCGCTAAAGTACCAGGACAATAAACTATGATTCCAGTTATTGATTTCAATTCAGAAACAGTACTGGACGAGATTCGCGAAGCCTACACAACCGTGGGCTTCGCAGTCTTTACCAATACACTAAACCAACAAGACCAACAAACCATGCGTCACTGGTTTGATTATATGAAGCAGTTCTTTGAACTGGACTTGGATACTAAAAAGAAATACAGTTATCAAGCAGAAAACAATCTAGGATACAGTGTTATGGGTGCAGAAAATGTAGATCCAACTGCTCCTAAAGACATGAAAGAAAGTTTCAACTACAACAATACACGCATGCCAGAAGCACTATGGCCCACGGAAGTTGATCTGCGTACAACAGGATTAGAAACTATTCGTATTGCAGATGATCTAACTCTGCGTATACTTGCTAAGTTTGATACTATCCTAGACTGCGGTACTACACTGGTAGATGCGCATCAGGATCCATACAATACAACACGAGTAATCCACTACCCTGCGTACACTGGTCCACTAGAGGACAAGCAAATGCGCATTGGTGAACACAGTGACTATGGTACCATCACTCTGTTATGGCAGATCAACAATGTACCTGGACTTGAAGTACAAGATTTAGGAGGTACATGGCATGCAGTACCATATGCACAAGACGGTGTAGTGGTCAACATTGGCGACTTGCTACAGCGTTGGACTAACGATTACTTTGTTAGCACAAAGCACAGAGTTGTAAACACGCACATTGACCAAACACGTTATAGCATGCCACACTTTGTTGATCCAACACCAGGAACTATTGTAAGTAACCTGCGTGATGAAGATGCAAAGTATGATCCTATTGAAAGCAAAGCATACTTGATGTGGCGACTTGCTCAAAGTTATTAAAGGTTGACAACTGGAAAGTATAGTTGTATAATATAAATTGAACAGCGGAGAAGTAGTATGCATAGTGTAGACACGTTAGATGTGGCAAGACAAGAGGGTAGAGCCCCTTGGACTGATGTGCAGTTGGAAACACGGGATTTTATAGTTTTCAACGACGGCTTTCCAGTTAC